CGTCGCCCATCTCGTTTATTGATACATTTCTACTCATGCGTTCTTCTCCAGCTTGCAGTTGAATTTCAGGCTGTTATGCTTATAGCCCATCGGATTCACATAGGTGATGTTGTAGGTGCGGCCTTCCGCGATGATCCGGTATTTTGTCGATTCCACATCCGCAAGCTCAGAGCAGTAGCGGCAGGTGAAGTCCAGCGATTCCTCCGGATTGATGACTACACCGGAAGATTCGGAACCGGAGCTCGTGCCGACAGTCGCCCAGCAGGAGAAATAATCCGCCCAGCCGGTTTTGTGGTTTCCGTATTTGTCGACGATGACCGTATTTTTCTGGAAAGTGACGCGCACCCTCAT